GCTGTATCTGTAATAGTTACAGTTATAGTGTCTGCATTACCAGAGTCTTCTGATACTAATATAGATTTAATTACAGCAGTTGTAGCTGATGGCACAGTATACAATGTTGTAGCTGACGTGCTAGTTAAATCTACTTTTTTATTTACAAATGAATTAGCCAAAGAAATATGCCTCCGCTTCCGCCTCTTCTTTTAAATCTTGTTGAAACGTTGTATTTAATTTTTGTACAATACTATCTATATCTCTAACTAAAGATTGTTGTACTTGTTGATCGTAGTCTTCTAAAGGTTGTGTTAATGATTGTACTATTCTAGCCATTATCTTCTACCATCCGGTTGTATATCTAATCTAAATGTTCCTAGTTTCCAAAATTGACTTGTGCTGGTGTTATCTACTTTTAAAGATATTGATCTAGCCCTTGCACGTGTGTCAATTTTATTTGTACCACTTGTAACAGTAAAAGGCCCTAATGTAGAACTGGCTTGTGTTTGATTAGGAAAATCTCTTAAATTTAATGTAACTCTTGTATCACCTGTTTGTGTTAAAAAATCTGGTAACACTCTTCTTATTTTCATTATAAACTCACCATCACCTTCTAGTCCTTGTTGACCAATATCAAAATCACCAGACTCAATACTAGATGTTATAGAAGTAGTTGCACCCTCTCTTATTTGATCTAATCCTTTTTCATGTTCATAGTAATAACTAACACCGTCTGTGTTTCCTTGTACATAAGTTGCTGAACCTGATGTACCATTAGAACTTGTATCATATTCTGATGCATGAGGTTTACCAAATACAGCAGAATCTTGCCAAGCACTTCTTGCTAATGTGCCTGTTGTCCATACAGGTCTTTCTGGTGTTGAATCTAAATAGTTATAACAAACCATTCTATTAACTGTGCTTGCTCCTGAGTTAGGATAGAACCACATTACTTCACCAAACAAGTTATTTAATCCTGCATTAATGTGTTGTTTTGGAATTGTATTAATATCATCGTAAACATGGTCTTCAACTAAACATGGTAGTGATTCTAGTTTACCAGTGTATCTAAAGAAACCATTTTCTGACATCCAATAAGCAGAACCATCAACCTCTACGGCTGCGTTTTTTCCAATTAATCCACAGTTTGTACCAACTTGTTGAAATGAAAAAGTAAATGGAGCGCCAACAAATCTCATAATAAATAAAGACGTATCAGTCCAAACGTAAATTGCATCTCTACCTCTAATAGCCCCTACAATTTTTGATCCATCTGCTAGTCTTTGTGTACCAGCAGTGTTAGTTGCACTAGGTGCATATGATGTTGTTGCATCAATAGATTCTTGGTCCGAGAACCGAATAAACATTTCATCTCTTGTACTTGATGTACCTATAGTTGTTTCTGTTCCAAAAAATATTAAGTGTCTGTCAGGTGATGATACTAAACTAAATGATGATGCTGTTGGTGCATTTGATAATATAGTTGCTCTAGTAGATGTTGCACCTGTTGGATCAGAATCCCATGTAAATGTTTCTCCACCAAATATAGTTGCAACAAGTTTATTACCAAAATTATCTAATGACCATAAACCTGGTGCTGTTACAATATCTCCTGATGCTGCAGCGTTCCATGCAAAATAATTTGATGCATCGGTTACTGTTGCACCTGATGAATGAGATGCTGCTGTTGTACCATTAGCACCTCTTGTTAATCCCGATAATGTTCCACCACTATTTCCTGTGTAAGTAATTAATTCAGATCCTATAATAACTGTTCCTGATGATGCAAACGATGTAGAGCTTGCCATTGTTAAACTTGTAACTGATGTATTAATACTTGATGATAGTGTTGAAGTAAATTGTCCTTGTTGTACACCACCCCATGATCCAAGACCCCAACCAGTAGAAGCTGTTTCAACTGCTGGTCCTACAGGATAATAATGTTGTACTCTAATACCACCAGATGTTGATGCGCCTGATCCAGATTCGTTGGACGGCATACTAATTGTTAAAGTAGTATCTGTTGGAATACTTGTTACCATAAATTTTACGTTAGTAAAATCACCCGATGTATATCCAGAATTAGTAATACTTGTAAAACTATCTAATAAAATAATATCAAATTTATTAATATTGTGTGCTGATGCAAAAGTTATTGTTACAGTTGCAGATCCATTAGTTGTAGAAAAAGCACTTGTTAAAGTTGTTGTTGTTTTAATTGGATGTATGTCGTAAAAAATACCTCCGGAATATGCATATAAAATTCTATTAGTTCCTAATGCTGCATATTTAATTCCATTAGCGTTAACAAAATGGTGAATGGCTGTATTACGTCCTGTTAATTCAATAGAACCTAATTGTGCCCAACCACCTATTTTTTCAGGTGTACCATATCTAAAACGAACATTATCACCATTAACCCATTGGCCTTCACCACCGGTTGCGGTAACTTGTTTATTAAATCCTGGTGCAAAATTAACTTTTTGTAACATAATTATCTCGCGTTTGCTGGTACTCCATTAGAATTTACGAATGGTTGTTCTGCGAAAGCCGCGTAAATATATGTCACACCAGTTTTATTTAAACCATTATCATTTGTAATTATTTTAAAACCATTACTTAAAAAATTTACGTTATTATCTCCAGCAGTTGCACTGTCAGCACCAGCAGCATTAGCAGCTAATTTTGTTAATACTGGGTTATTAGGATCTCTTTTATTATCTAATATTTGCCAACCCTCACCATTATCAGATGCAGCCTTACACATAATCCAAGCTGGACGAAAACCCGTAAATATGCACGGTCCGTCATCACTAGCGTTGCCAATATATTTTGAAAATTTACTATAGCCCTGTTTTTCTGAAAATAAAAAACCTATCATGTTATCTGCATTTTGATTGCCTTCATCAGCATTACCTAAACTAAATACAGAAGATGTTGGTGTAGTTCCATTAAACATATTATTATCTGAATTTTGGTCGTCAGTAGTATCTAAATAAACATGATAACTCCAACTTGGTAATCCTTTACTTCCAACTAACCAGCTTCTAGCAAAATCTCTATTTTTAATTATAATAAAATGAGGAACTGCTGAAAGTGAATGAGATATTGTTCTTGCAGTAGCATTTCCTGTATATGAAACTATATCAAACCCCGCAGTTGCTGTTTCTTTCCACGCCCAACAAACATATGTATTACTACTAGCATTTGTATTATATCCATCAGGATCTTGTGAAGTATCATTCCCCACGGTAAAACCATTTGAATCAAAACTATCTAATGTATCTGACCTGCTTTCTTCTGTGTTATTAGCATTACTTGCTAGTGCTTTATTTGCTCCTCTAACGCTATCATAAATATTGTGCCAAGCAGCAGCCCCCCTATTTTTAAACCATAACCAGTTGGGTTGCATATCTTCGTCACCATCAAAAGTAATTGCTCTATTATCATTACCATCGCCGGTATAGATTTTGACTTGAAAGTAAAGTTCTGGATTGTCTATCGTAGTAAAAGCTGCCATTTATCCTCCTGAACTTCCTAAATTTTTAGTGCATAATGAAAGGTACCCTGATGGCGGTGTATATTCAAAATCACCATAACCATTTGCATCTGCCACGCTTGAAGAATTAGCATAAGCTGGAGAACCAAAATTAACAGAACTATCAGAACCATTATATTCGTGTATTCCAAACATTGTCATTGTATTTGCCGTTAAATCCATAAGCGATCCTGTTCCTGTTGCGCCTGTTGTTGGATCTCCTGAATTATACCAAGTTCCATTATTGCCCATATAAAATTTATTATTATCTTTATCTATTGCAAACATTATAATATTTCCATCTGCTGGTGCAGTTATAGATAAATCTGTTCCAGGTTTATATAAAGTTGTGTTACCACCTCTAATGTAAACATCCATTTGTAAAGCAGCACCACCAGCACCATTTAAGTCTGTGTCAGCTACACTTTCCCAATCATCAAAAATACCCATATAAGGATAGTCTGATGTTGCGTCTGTCATTTTTACTTCCCAATACCATTTACCAGAAAAAGCAAAAGGAATTGTTGTTGTTGATAATCCACTATCAGAAGCAGTATTTCCAGTTGTTACTAAATTATTTTCTGAAAGAGTAATATTACTTCCTGTAGCTAAAGGATTCATGACACAAAAATTATTAGTACAAGTGTCTGTGCTTTGATCTGTTGCAGCTAAATTAACTTCTGTTAAATCTGCTCCACCATTTGCATCGTTTCCTAAATTACTACTATCTTCAAAATCTAAATAAAATCCATTTGTACCAAATGTTAATCCTGATACATCTTTCGGTTTCCAAATGTTAGGACTATCTTCGTCAAATTCTCCAAATGATGTTGGTGCTAAAGCTGAACCATCTATAAAAACTACTTCTGCTAAATAACCATCTAAATAAGCTTCTCCACCACCATAATCATCTCTTCCTATATTTATTGCATAACTTGTTGTATTGAGTGATGGAAAATCGTAATTTTGATCTGGGTTAGTTGAAGCGGCAAAAGAAGTGACTCTTGTTCCATTAATATACATTTTAACCCTATCGCCCGCTGTGCCATCAGTTGTGTCAATTCCAACGCACAAATGGTACCAAGCGGTGGGGTCTCTTAAAACTTGTGTTGTTTGTTTTTGAAGTTCAGTAGAACTAGAACCACTACTAACAGTAAATTTGTCAGCTTTTAAACCAAATGCAAAAAAAGGATTTCCGTCTGAATCTGAACAGTTTAATATTTGTTGCCATGTTGTGCCATTTGTTGGTTGTGCTTTTTTATACCAACAACTAATAGTTACTTTTCTTGAACTTCCAGCACTACCAGGTGTTTTGTGCATGTAAGCACTACTACCATCATCAAACCTACATGAGTTGTCCACATCATATCCTGTACCCAATGCTGTTGCTACATTACCTGATAAAATTAAAGGCATTACGAGTCCAATCTAGGCAACTCACCCAATGGTCTTTCAATAACTTCTGGATCTCCTTCATCTGCTGTATTTACATAAGTATATAAAGTTTCTAATGCTGGAGTATCACTAGCATTTGTAATTGCTGTTTCCATTTCGGCTGCTTTAGTTCTTACTGCCGCTCTATGATTTGTAATAGTTGATGGCACTGCTGTACTTGCATCTGCTTTTCTAACTATATACCAATCTGTATTGGATAATTCTGCTGCAGCTTGTTTTTTAACTGTTCTAATTAAAATTGTTTTTAATCCTTCAACTTTTACATCACCAACATCTTTATCAGCTGGTATTAAATTATCTGTTTTATCTTGTGATGTCCATAAAGTATCTGCATGAGCCTTAGCTGTAGCATCACCATAAGAACCTGTAACTTTACCACTTCCAAAAGCATAAGTTATATCTGTATTAATATACCATTCTTCGTTTTTTTTATTAGAATTATCAAATTCTACTTCATAGATACCAATAGCTTCTAATTCTGACTTGCTCCATAATTCAAATATTTTTCTTGAATGACGAACATCACCAATAACTAAACCTTTTGGTTTATTTATTAATTTTGTAATTGATCCTGATTCTACTAATCCCCACATATTATCTCCTATTAACTCTCACTTAAATTTAATGTTCTACCAACTTCTTGCCAAACAGCTCCGTTGTATCTAAAAACATGGATATCGGTTTTTGCATCTGTTGCTGTCTCCGTCGGTTCTGTTGACGCGGCAAATTCGAATACCGTGTTCCAACCAATAGTATGACTTCCATTGAAATTTAATTCTAGACAAATAAAAGCACCTTCTACTGCATTACTTGGTGCAGAAAAAGTCGTATTTTCTGTTGTTATATGATATGCGTTTGCTGCAGCACTTGCATCCCAGGCCACAGCGTTTGATGATGAAGTAAGTGCTACTTGTGCTACATTAGCTGCTACAGAAAATGTAGCAACTCCTGCTTGAGCAAGTGTTCCACTAACATCTAAGTTTCCATTAACATCAATTAAAGTAGAGTTAATTTCAACTTCATCGTCAGCATTAATATCTAAATCGCCATCAGCATCTGATCTAATGTTAATAGCAGAATCTCTAAACTGAAGTTGCATATCAGTGTTAAGTAATAAACCATCGTCATGAACGTGAGTTAAAGTAACTTCGTCATTAGCACCAAATGATAAAATTGCTCCATCATGTTGTAGTTCTAAATCTTGTGTTAATGTAACATCACCATCTGATCCTATTGCTATAGCATCTGCATCACTAGCTGATCCTATTTGTCCACCATCTGCTACTCTAATATCGTGATTAAACACAGCAGTACCACCATCTGACATGTCTAAACTTAATGCTGTTATACCTGATCCACCATCATCACCTTTAAAATTAATATCTTTATCTTGTGTTGCTACTGTAAAATCAACATCAGTAGAATTATTTGTTAGTGTTAATATACTAGTTCCACCATCTTTAAAAATTATATCTGCACCATCTGCATCAAGAATAATATCTGTAGTTGCATCAAGTGTAATTGTAGAACCTGAATCAATTTCTGCAATTACAGGTGTAGTTAAAGTTTTGTTTGTTAAAGTATCTGTAGATACAAGAGATACTAAAGTTGAACTAGAACCTGCTGGTAAAGTTAAAGTATTTGTAACAGCAGCCGAGTGAGGTTGTGCAATTACAATTTGACCATGTGAATTAGATTCGCAGTTAAATTGAATAGCACCTGAATTTGTATCACCTAAAATAGTTACATGTCCTGTGCCTTTTGCACTTATATTAAAATCTATGTTAGAATCACCACCAGTAGCTTTTATAGATGGAGGATTACTTGTTGCAGCATTTGTTATATCAAATTGATTAACTGCTGAACTGGTTGTTTGAAATATAATTTGTTCATTACCATTTTCATCTGCAATAAAATGTGCATCATCAATTAAAATATTGTGTGAGTTAGTATCTAAGTTTGCACCTAACTGTGGAGAAGTATCTTCTACTACATTTGATATTGCACCTGATGTGGCAAGTCCTGATACAACTGTTGATCTTGCAACTTTTTTAAGACCACCACCTGAAGTATCAACTGCTATAAATACGTCATCATTAGCAATAGTAGAAATTTCCGATAAACTCCCTGCAGCAATTGAATTAAAATTTGTACCATCTGCAATTAATAAATTACCTGCAGTGTTTGTACCCATAGTAATATCATCACCAGATACTGTAAGATCTCCTGATATAGTTAAATTACCACCTGATGATAAAGACATTTTTTCACTAGCTGCTTCTGAAGCACCTGTTTTAAAACTTAATTTTGTAGCATTTGAAGAAGAACTAAAGTCTCCTTCTGAAACAGCTTCAATACCAGCTGCAACTAAAATTGCATCCGTTCCTGTACCTTCGTCTGGTGCTTGAAAATCTATTTTACCAATTATATCATTTGCTGCAATATCTGTTTCACCAGTTTGTAAAGTAATTGATACTGGTTTGTCATCACCAGTTGCTGTATGTTTTAAAGTTAATCCTGTATCAGCAACGTGTGTAAGTTTTATTTCTTGGTCATCACCAAAATTTACAACTGCACCATCTGCTAAAAATAAATCTGAAAATTCTAATGCTGAAGTACCAAGAGATATACCATCTGAAGACGAAGGAGCAATAGCACCAGTTGTTATTGTAGCTCTATCTGTTCCACCAACTTTAATATCTATTTGGTCATCTGTATCTGCTGTAATAGTTGTATCACCATCAGCATCTAAAACTAATTCTCTTCCTTCAATGTCAAGTGCTCCACCAAACCCTGCATCAACAAGGTTTGTTCCATCTGAATAAACTAGTCTTGTAGTTTTTTCTGATACACCAAAAGTAATACCAGTTCCTGATGCTGTTTTAAATTGTACAGTGTAGGCACCTGATGTGCCGTTTGTTACAATGTAAACTTTTTCTACAGAATCTGGTACAGTTACAATAGAGTTTCCTGTTATTGTACCTGTTAATTTTATAACAGCGTGTCTTGCAACTGATGTTGATTCTGTTGCATCACCGTCTGTAATTGCTAGTACTGTTGTGCCACCACTAGTTACTGCTTGCTCTACATAACCAGCAATTGATTTTTCTATAATGTCTAAGTTAGTATTAGTTTTTGTTCCCCAAGTACCGGCGTTCTCGCCAGTTGCCATTTTTTCTATACCAAGATCTGTGTATGTTGATGCCATAATTTAATTCCTATTGTGGTCCTGATTGTATCGGTATTCTAACCGCTCCATCAGTATAATCATCCCTTCTTCTTCTACCAATTTGTTCAGCAGCAAATGTCTGCACTGCTTCTTTATATTTTCCTTCGTAAAGTTGTAACATGTCCATTGGTCCTTTTAAAAAAGCATACGCTTCTGAAAGACAACAATATAACAAACCATTTGGAAAATTCAAACTTATATAACTAGTTTCATTACTAGATGCTTCTAATTTTGTAGGCATTACATTGTAATGTATTTGATACTCATATGTTGAATTAGGCACAGGAGCCAATAAAATAGCGCCTGAAGTAGAACTAGTATTACCTGTTCCACCACCTTTCATAGCATAATATTTAGGACTTCCCGAGTCTGTATTAGCTGAGATATATTCTTCTAAATAAGACATATCTTTTTTTTCTAACCAAGTATTTGCACCTGTTGTGACTGAAGTTGAAGTATAAACTTGTACACCTCTTACAAACAAGGCACCTGCAGGTAAATTTACATAATCTTGGTTTGTAGTTAAATTTCCTGTAGCAATTGCTTTATATGAATCGATGGGTACATCTCTTGCAATTCTATACTCTGCATTGAGTACAATATTTTCTATAATTGAATCTGATAACACGGTGCTAGAAACTTCTGTGTAGTTTCTAATTTGTGTTCTTAAACCTGTGTAACTTATTCCTGACATTATGCGCTAAGGGTTACTGGTCCAATTGAGACTGGAAACCCTCCTCCTTTCACTCCACCTGCTGTTGCTGTGCTTGTGTCAACAGTAAAGTAGAAATTATCTGATGTATTTGTCGTGACTCTTGAACCACTGACAAACTTACCTGTAGTAATAGCATACCCTGCAGCTTTTGCAATATTTGATCCTGCTATACCATCAAAGGATGCTGGATTTGCATAAACACCAGCAAGTTTGGGTGTGCCTCTAAATCTATATGTTGTTCCATTTGTTAATCCGTGTCCTGGAGCATGAACATTTATTACACCAGAACTTGCTGCATAAGTTGTAAATGGATTGTGTGGTAATAGCTGTGTAACATCTTTTTCTGTTCTATCAGGTCTTGCATCTTTTAATGCTTGTGCATCACCACCATGTGGTTTTGGTTGTATTTGTGAATGTTTAGGTTCAAATTCTGATTTATGAACAAACATACCATTCCATTCTTTGACCATTTCATTATATGGAAATTCCATTCCTGATCTGTCAGATATTGCTTTTGCGTATTTTCCTCTTGCTATTGCC